GCCAGGATGACTTCGCACCCTCATCCGCCACCGTGGAGGCGGGGGAACCAGGGGCGGCGGGGAGAGGCATCCAGTGCGTCAGGCCCTTAACGAGCTCCATCGACCAGCCGTGATGGGGTTCATAGACAGATCGGCACCACGCATACTCGCCCTTGAGTCCATATTCCGGGTGCGCCCAAATGACATTGGGGACGCGCTCTCCGTTCCACCCATCGAACTCGGTGGAAAAATCCTTCGGCGCGCTGGCGATGTCCAGCCATCCATTGTTCGTGTTCATGCTCTCAGGCTCCGGGGAAGAAGAATTCCACCGCGCGGCGGCAGATGTACAAGATGGCGGCGGTGGCTAACAGCAGGCCAATACAGAAGCCAGGAAGACCCAAGGCCATCACCAAATCAACTACCGGGTCGTCGTCGGACGTGGGGGCATCTTTGGATTCCATTTGGATCTCCAGGCAATGGGGTACGATTCCTGATCCAAAAAAATGGAGAGGCTTATGGAACCGGAATGGAAGGTGGTTGCTAAGGGGACCAGCGAGGGCTGGTCCTATACCGTGGAAGTTCAAGAACGTAAGGGCCGGCTTTTCACTCGCATCACCCCTGGGAACCAATCGTTCCGGCTGCTCGATGGAACCTTCGACACCCTTGATCAGGCCTTGGGCGCGGCGAAGGTGGTTGCCGAGGAAGCCATCCGCGGACTTCGCAAGGCCGAAGGCTACCGGCCGGAATAGAAGCCCCTAGAACGGTTAGAACGGGATGTCGTCGTCCATGTCGGCGAGGTTTGTCGGCGACGATGACTGAGACGAGGAGCCGCCGCGTTGGTTGGCGTACTCGTTGCGCTGGGCCGTCGGGCGTTGTGCCGGCGTGCGCTGCGGCTGACGCTCAGGCGCCGCACTGTCGCCCTCGTCGCGACCGCCCAGCATCTGCATCTGGTCGGCCACCACTTCGGTGCTGTAGCGGTCGGCGCCCGTGTCCTTATCCTGCCACTTGCGCGTCTTGAGACGGCCTTCCAGATAAACGGAGCGGCCTTTCTTCAAGTACTCGCCGGCAATCTCGGCTAGGCGGTTGTACATGACGACCCGGTGCCATTCGGTCTCTTCGCGCTTCTCGCCCGTGGCCTTGTCTTTCCAGCTGGATGTCGTGGCGACCGACATATTGCAGACAGCCCCACCGTCGGGGCTGTAGCGGACTTCCGGGTCGCGGCCCAGGTTGCCCACTAAGATCACTTTGTTGACGCTGGCCATTACGCGGCTTCCTTCTTGAGCAGGGTTTCGTACTTGGTGACCATGCGTTCGAACTCCATCAGGTCGGCTTCCAGTTCCTCGATGGCGTTGTCGTCGCGCTCGATACGGCGGATGGTCAGGTGGCGTCCGATCGGTTCCAGGTCAGGCGCCCACAAAACCAGGTCAACCCACTTGCGACCTAGGAGCCACATGGCGCCGTTGCACTGGTCGATGTAATCGCTGATGTCGCCATCCACGACAGCGTTAAACAGGGTTGCAGACGACACCATCGTCTTGATTTCGATCAGGCCGTCGGCGTCGACCATTCCGTCCACGCTGACGCCGAACAGGTTGTCTTCGGTGGTGATGAACCCGGCTTCTTCGACAAATAACTTGGTCCGGGCTTCGTACGCGGCGCGGGCATAAGGCTCCTGCTCGGTGCCGGTACGCATTGCTGCGGTGGCGAACTTGTCCGCCGCACATCCGCCCAGGCGTTCACGTGCCACATCCATCGCGTAGTCCATGCACTTCTTGGAGGGCGCGCCGCTCTTGAGCTTGTCGCGGCAGTCTTTGAAACGGCTACCGGTGATGACGCCGCGGCGCGCCTCCAGCCATTCCGGGGAACCCTGAGGGTCGGTGTGGGTGATCAGGTTCATCAGGCTTATCCTTGTTTGAGCATTGCGCGCTTGTCCGCGTAGGCCTTCTTGAAGGCGGCGAAGGCAGCGAGATTGTTGGTCTTCTGGATGGCTTCGCAGCCGTCTTCCCAGATCTTCACGGCTTGTTCCAGCGAGTCGGCCTGTGCGATCTTGCTGATCCAGGAATCGCGCAATTCCTCATCGCGCTCGGCGTTCCCGTCGGTGTCGTCATCCTGTTCAGACAGGCCCGTGATGGCCTTCAGCGTGTAGCGCTCCAAGTAGGTCTTGGTGCTGGCGCGCGCCTGGATAGCGTTCTTGGCGCCGCCAGCATCGGGCGGGCCGCCCATGGACACGCTTTCTTCGTGGCCGCCGACGTGACGCAGGTAGCACGTCACTTCCATCCAATCCTTCTCGTCGCGGGTCAGCTTCCAAGAAGACGATAGGCCGTGCTTGGACAGCGCCGGCGTTACCGCATTGACCACGTCGTGCAACTCCGCGTATGACTTGCCCTTGAGGGGGCCGTCCTTCACGTCCTTGCCTTTGATGATCTTCACCGCCTCTGCCTTGAAGGCAGCGAACGCCGTGTCATAGGCCTTCTTAGCTTCACCCTTCTGCCAGCGGTCTTGCAGGTCCATCATCTTTTCGATCTGGTCCAACTGCGCGCCTTGGTTCAGGGCCGCCAGCATCATGCCCATAGGCGAGTTGGCGGCGGGGCCAGCGCCAGACATTGCCACTTCCCGGGCCGGGGCTTCGATAACGTCGTTCATGGCGTCCTCAATAGGTGATTCGGATGTTGGGGATCAGGCCCTTGGCGATCAGCGTGACCGCCTGCTTGGCGCATTCCTCGGGCATGCCGCCGGCGACGAACGCATCCAAGGCGGCGCGGTTTACCTTTCCCTTGTGGGCCTTGTCGGCTTCACGACTGGCGGCTTCGGCTTCTTCCGCTGCCTTGGCGTCGGCCTGTCGCTTGATTTCGGCCTGACGCGCAGCCTCGACGGCTTGCTTTTCGCGTTCGATGGCTGCGAGGCGTTCTTGCTCGGCGCGCTGCTCGGCGGCGATCTTGTCGGCCTTGGCCTGGGCTGCGCCTTTCTCTGCCTGCTCGGCTTGAAGCTTCAGTTCCAGTTCGCGGCGCTC